ATTTGGGTAGTTAATGATAGTAATCCAACTCCATATTCCTCAATAGGTACAAATGATATACCTGGTACATATAAGGTTTTATTTATGGAGGAAGTAGGTCAAAAGACTTATCTAACTATAAACCAAGACCTAACTAGCCTCTATGGTAATCTTAGTGTTGATAATATCGAAACTGGACTTAGATTAACTGCTATATTCAGAAATGCTAATTGGAAACAAGGAGTTTGGGTCAATGGTATATTTGAGAGTGGCTACTTTGAAGGCGGTATTTGGTATGGTGGTAGGTTCTCCACTGGGGCAAGCTGGGGGAGATGATAATTTAATATATACAATATGATATTAAATAATCAAATAGATATAGTGTTGAATGGGTCCAATATTTCTAAATATAAAGAGAAGTATGGTAATGATATTAAAGTAAATACTAAAATAACAGTTGATATCTCAGATATACCTGACTATTCGAGTGTGATAATTGATTGTAAATGCGAGATATGTGGTGTTGAATCTAGAATTTCAAGGGCTAATTATACCACAAATATTAAAAATGGTGGGTACTATGGGTGTAGAAAATGTAGTAGATTAAAGTCAAAAAAGACATGCTTTAGTATATATGGTGTAGAAAATGCTTTTCAATCAGAGGAAGTTAAGAATAAGATAAAGTCAAAAAATCTAGAAAAATATGGTGTTGAAAATACTTTTCAATCAGAGGAAATTAAGAATAAGATAAAGTCAAAGAATCTAGAGAAATATGGGGGTGGTGTGTATTCACAAACTGATGATTTTATCAATAAGTTTATAAGAACCAATTTAGAAAGGTATGGTGTTAAATATCCGATGCAGTTGGATATTAACAAAGAGAAGTCTATAAATACTACTTTAAAAAAGTATGGAGTTCCTTACTACTCACAGACTGATGAGTGTAAAGAAAGAATAATAACTACTAATTTGAAAAAATATGGTGTTTCTAATTATGCTAAGTTAGATGAGTGTAAGGATAAAATGAGGAATACTAATTTGGAAAGATATGGGTTTCCTTATGCTATACAATCTAATCTATTTCTAAATAAGGCATTAAAATGTAAGATTAAACAATATAATGATGATTTATATTATCAGGGATCTTACGAAAGGGATTTTTTGGAAATATGTGATAAATTAAATTTATTACAGCTAGTTAAAAGGGGGTCCTAGTATAAAATATGGGGATTGTGTTTATTTCTCTGACTTTATATTTGATAATAAACTAATAATTGAAATTAAATCCAGATACACTTATGATTTACATTTGGATAAAAATTTACTAAAAATGAAATCTTGTGTAGATAATGGTTATGATTTCTTGTTTATAATTGATAAGGATTATATAGAATTTCTAAATTTTGTATTATATTAGCCGGTTTATCAGCATGTCTCTGTACTCGATAGTTGGTATATCATCAACAAGAGATTTCTTTATTTCCTTAAAGTTGGGTTTATGTTTCCAGTATCCTATGATCTTGATATCATCTGTCCAGAATTGTATCTGTTCTGTTTCAACATCTCGTTCAGCTAAACACATCTCATAATTTATATCAGGATTTGATATATAATGATGAAAGTTTCGATAAGCTCTTGGTGATTCTATAAACTGTATTACTAACGCTTGATCCCATATGTTAAACTCAACGAATATTGCCAATATTGGTCTTGATATAGTCTTATCTTTTATATGTTGAAACAAAAACCAATCTCCGAATTTTAAATTTGGATTTTTTGACATACTTGTTGACTTTATAGAATTAGCATAAAAGCCATCCTTCATCAATGATTCATCAATGGTTGAGTATTGTCTAAACCAATTTACTGCCTCGTTATACTTATTGAATACCATTTTACAAAATTAAAGAATACTTTTAATATTACCACAATATATCTTAACTAATTCTGATAAAATATCACCGTGACAAGATTTTGGTTTGCACCAACATCCTAGAGTCTTTCCCTTTAACTCATGTAAGTCATTTAGTAGGTGTTTACCATCACCCTTTGTTATCCACTCTTGGTAGTTACTTATTGCCTCTTTTCTTGATGCTACTTTATACTTAGCGAGAGTGCTATCTTTATGTGAGAATGGATTGCCCCACTTGGTGGTTCTATCTATTAAGATGTCATATTCATCTTTCCTACAATGAACTATTTTACACATAATTAAAGTGAATGTAATCCCTGTCCATCGTTTGATGAATCAATACTGATTACTCTGATTAGATTTTCGTTATCGCCTTTCTTTTTGTAGATTTCATTGAATCCTTTGGCGAGTCCTCTTTTAAATACTTCGGTGAAGTATGCGAATGGGTTGTCTGATTTTTCCTCATTAAAATTGTACCAGTTTGCGAACATATCAAGTAGTCCACTTTGATAACAGTCTTGTCGGTCATCATTGTTCCAGTATCTCATCTTTTTAATGGTTCTTTTTGCTAGTATCTCTAGCATTAACTTAGATTTGTTGGTTAGTTTACCTTGAGCCTTTGATATAATTATCTCAGCATATAAATCTTTATTGTGTAAGTACATCAGTTCATATTATTTTTATTTGATTAATAAGTATATTAAATATTAAATAGTTTGTTTTCTATAAACGTCTTATCAATAAAAAAAAGAGAGATTAGTTTATAATCTCTCTTTTCTATAATAGTTATGTAATTATGCTCTACTTCTCTCTTTATATTGAGTTTGTTTTACAACTTGTAGATCATTTTCAAGAGTTTCTTTTCTCTTCTCTAAATTAGTTAGAGCAGTTGTAAGAACATTTGATTCTCCAATATATTGGATAGATGTTTTTACTTTACTGATGTTAAATTTAACATCTTCTAATTTAAGAGTAATTTCTCTTTCTTTATCTTCTAATTTTCTCTTAACGATTAACTCTTTACCTAATTTATTTTCATAGAAATAAGTTAAGTCATAGTTTAATTCGTTTCTTACTTCATTAACCAATTCGATTGGAGATTCATAAGAGAAGAATGAGTTACCATATCTTTCATCACATCTATAAACATAATTATTGTTTTTGTAGTTGAAAGCGAATACTTCAAGATGCGGGTTAACTAAGTTAGATACTCTTTTAACAACATCCATTTCAACAAACTTATCTAAGTTGTTAGCAGTTTCTAATATAATAGGATAAAAGTTTTTATTTACTATTGGGATAATTGGAGAGCTAAATAAGCTTTCTAATGTTGATTCTTTATTTAATTCATCTTCATTGATGAAAATTACACCTTTCTTAGGAACTGATAAACCAATTGTTAAGTTTTCAGAAACTCTAAAGTTTACTCTATCATCCGATATTTCAGAATACTTCATTGCAGTTTCTAATGTTCTTAAAACTCTTAGTTTTTGATCATCAGTGATGTGAGTTTCTAAAAGAGTTTTTTCGATATTATTCTCAGATAATAAGAACCATGATTCTTTAATTAGACAAAGATAACCATTCTCAACTTGCTCAACAAGCGAGAAGATTGATTCGCCTTTACCACCAGATAATAGGTTAGCCTTTTGCTCTGGAGATTTTGTCAAATTATGAACAAATAATTTAATTTCAGGTACCCAGTCATAAACTGCAAGCTCATTAAGAACTTTTGATAGTCTATCTTGATCACTTTCTAAGTTAATAGTTTGTAGAAGTACATTGATAGGTTGTCTGTATAATTCACCTTGATTCTTACCATTTAAAACATTATATAAATGCTTTAATTCATAAACAAGTTGATACTCCTTCATATCGATGTTTAGAGACTCTAAAAATCCCTTAACTTCTTTATCAAACGTGAAAGGTTTAAGTCTTTCGTTTAGAGAAGTGATAATTTGTTTTTCTGAAACTTCATTGCATAAGCTGATGTAGGAATCAACGATCATAGAAACATCTTCCTGATCAACGCCTATTTTTTTTCTGAAATTAAATAGTTCTAATTTAATATTCTTCATAGTAAATATTTTTTTTTATTTTATCTTTATACTATATATTATAAATGAAAAGTCACTTTTTTCTTATTTCTATTACTTAATTGGCTTATCATTATTATCCGATATATTGTTAGGTCCACCAGCACCTCTAGATATGATTAAATTGTTATACCACCTTGTTCTCTTAGGGTTTACAAAATTCCCATCACTATCATTTAACTGTCTAAATGCTGGGTAATATGTATGTACCTCAAATGAGCAGGTTAGTTTAATAGAATTGTCGGATGCCATATTTGACTCTCTTGACATTTCTATTTGATTAGTATCTGGTAGTATCAGCATTGCATCTATGTTCATATAGTTGTGCTCAAAATACATGTATCTGTATAACCAAAGTGTATTTATTATAGACTGACTACACTTAAAGGAGTCAATCTCACTATTTAGCAAAACTACTAAATCATACTTAACTGATATAGGAACGGCTCTTATCTTAGTTAGCATTTTCTTTACCTCTGCTTCATCCTCAACAACCATTCTTAGCCAGACATTTGGGTTTGACATTTCATCACTTTTTATATCGAATCCTGTCATGGTTAAATGACCTCTTGGTATAACATCAGTGTTTAGCTCAACATATCTATTGTTTGATACAACATCATCCGTAAATGAATCTAATAAGAATCTTTCATTTCCGGTCATTGAGTAATAGAAGGGTACATTTACATCAATTGTACCTGATGTAAATTTGTTTTTCCACTTTACCTCACCTTCGAGTGTATCTAATACACATACAGTTAAATCCCTGAAAAAACAATCCTCAAAATTAGATCTTTCACCTATCATAGTTTATAATTATTTTTAATTGAATCTTTGTAATCCGATTCCCATATTGATATTATCTTATATCCGATTTTTTCTATTTCCATTTGTCGAGTAATTGTTCTATTATATAGTTCTCCAAACGTTAGCCCATTTACTCTATTAATATCATTCTTATTATATACTTTTGGATTTCCATGCCAGAAATCACCATAAAATTCATATACCAATTTATTATTAATATCAACACCATCCACAAAAAATTTACCTATTTTGAACTGTCTGTAATCCTTTGGTATATTATAAGTATCTAACCAGATATTTTCTATCTTACCTCCATTTCGATTACAATTTCTACAACCTTGTCCTCTCAAATGTGCATTAGGAGACATTTGAAAAACACCATGTTTTTCACATATAATAGAAACTTTTTTATTATAATTAAAATCGCAGATTAATGAATAATCATATCTGTTATTATGTAATAAATTAGCTTTATATATGAATTCTTCATTTGTTAATTTACCTTTTCCAATTGAATTACATTTTGGACATCCGCCAGTCTTTGATTCTAGATGTTTCATAGGAGATTGTTGAAATTCTATATTGTGTTTATTACATTTAATTATAACTTTATTCCTCATCTTAACATAATCCACTTTAGAATAATCATACAAGTCACCGAACTTATTTTGGAATTCTGATATTATATCAGATATTTTATTTTTTCTTCTAGATGATCTCTTTATCAAACCACAATCTGGGCACCCACTTTTATAATGGGAATTGGGTACTTGTAAAAACTCACCATGTCGTGGACAAAGTATCAATACTTTTGTTATATCGTTAATATAGCAAACTAAGGAATAATCATATTTATTATTATGTATAATATTTGCTTTTTCCACAAATTGTTGTAATGTAAGTTTCTTACTCATTTAATTATATATTAAAATTAATACTTTCCTTTTTTAATATATAAATTAATGAGATATCTAAAAACTTTTGAGTCAAGTGAGCCAACGATAAGAGAAAAGGTCGAGAGACTCGTTGAGATATACAACTACCTCTGGGATAATCATATTGAAGATCCTGAAAACTTGACAGGTAAGCTATCAGTTATATTTATGGCATATGCTAAGCCACTACCTCATTCTACCTTTGGAAAACCGTATGAGTTTATGATAGATAAACTTATTACGAACCTGGAGACTAAAAGCTATAGAAGAGAAGAGAAAATAGGTAGCATAAACGAATTGTATAACAAAATGAAAGATATCCCAAAGTTTGATAGAACTGGACGAGATATATATTCAATGATGCTACCGCTTATTGAGGCTGAGGTAGATGGTGGTAAACTATTTACAAATAATTATAATATAGCATACTGTTATACATATGATTTCCGGTATAGTAAATACATAGCAAACTATCTTTTGAAGTTAAGAATTGATGAAGAGTATTATGATATATCACCTGATCAAGCTCATCGGCTAAGTAATAAAGATAGAGCACAGTATGAAACCATGTTTTATAAGTATAAACTATTCATAACGGAGCTTATCAAAGATATTGACCCAGCTAAATATGGATTTAATTATAGATTGTCTAACTATAGCCCTGATTTATATAAGATTGAAATCTATTTCACCTCAACCAAACAAACCATTTTATAATTCGTAATATAATAACAAAGTTATATTATGAAAGAGTTGCTACTATCCGAGAAGTGGCGTCCCAAAAAGATTGAGGATGCTATCATTCTACCAAGAATACAGAAGATATTTGAAAAGGGAATTACACAAAACATTATACTATTCGGATCATTCGGTACCGGAAAAACCACACTATCTAGAATATTAGTAGGTAAGTATCTTAAAAACAAGCCATTTATGGAGCTGAATGGATCTTTTTTTACATCAATTGACATTCTTCGCACAAAGGTTGATGATTTCTGCTCAAGAGTTTACATGGGATTGGACCTAAACGACGATAATATAAAGTCTGATGATATGAAATATGTTTTGATTGATGAGTGTGATAGGTTATCTATTCAATTTCAAGATGGATTAAAAGCATATATTGAAGAGTACTCTGCAAAGAATGTGCGCTTTATATTTATAACTAACCATATAAGCAAAGTATCACCAGGTGTTCTGTCAAGACTGACCCCAGTAAATTTTGATTGTATAAATACCGATGAAGAAAAGTTTTTAAAACAATCTCTTTATAAGAGAGTTATGAAGGTTATTGCCCCTGCGGAGGAAATAACTATTGATAAGGAAACACTTGTTAAAATAATAAACAGAACATTTCCTGATTTTCGTTCATTTATGAATGAACTGCAAGTTTTTAAGGAGACTGGCGAAAGTTCAGTTGGTTTGAGTACGGTAAATATAAAATTGAGAAATGAGTTATACTCTATCATCTATGATAAATCATTAGATTATGAGTATATTTATCACTTCCTGATGGATAAATTTGGTGGTGATAAAATAGATGAGATGATAAATCTATTTGGTAAATCATTTATTCAATGGTCATTTAGTGAGAAACGAGAGAATATAGATAAGCTTTTTCAAGTTAGTTATATAATACCCGAGCATATAAGACTTTTAGAAACTAGCACAGATCCAATCATTGTGGGTATGTCATTGATTGGTAAACTGAGAGAGATATTTGATTAATATGTGTATATTATTTTTTTATATATACTGTTATGAATTCATTCGACTTTAGAGATTTCTACATTAAATATCCGGGTCATCCAAACTATGTTAGTACTGACTTAGTTGAGGATGATATTATTTCTGTCATAATACAGAAATATGAGATGATATTATTTACAAATAAGGGTGAAGTACTTGGTGACCCAGATTTCGGTGCGGATTTAGAAAAACTTTTATTTGATACTAAGGTTTCTGGGTCACACGTTGAATCTGTTATTATACAAGAGATAGCAACTTATATACCTGAGTTAGTTAATATGAACTACTCACTACAAGTTGTATTCTCTCAAGATCCATATAACTATCAAGATATGATGTATATTTATTTCAAATTAGCTGACTATGAAGTATATGCTGAAATAGGAAATAAATATCCAGGCTACTAGTTAATTTTTTGAAGTATCTCATCAAATGCAAACTGCACCTTATTATTAAGCCCATGTGGAAGCTTTTCTGAACACTTATATCCCTTCAAATCTTTGATGTTATCAAAATAGATCCTTAAAAGATGCAAATCATTCCATCTAAAAAAATCGATTTTTCTTTCTTTACCTGTTAACTCTTTACTGGCATATCCTATATCAAAAAATATTGAATTATCTATCTCTTTCTTATCAATTATATTGAAGAATCTAACATCATGTTCCCTCAAAGTTTTATAAGTATCTTCTCTTCTAATACATTGTGAAGTGTGTGTTAAATGAATCGCACCTTCATAAGATAATATCTCATATACTAAGTATATATTATCTTCATATAAGATATCCCAATCTTTGTGATGTGTTATTAGGTTACCTAATTCTCCATTTATAACTTTAATAAAGTCTTCAGCGGACTCAATTTTATTAGAAATGGTTATTTTATCTACATTTGATATGTCAATATTATTTGTAACAACATAATCTGCAATTATGTTAATATCTAATTTAGCTGTTATATTATTCTCTTTTCTAATACGATTTATATAGATTATATTTTTTGCCATCTCTATATCATGTATAAGCCTTGATAAGCTCTTATACTCATCAATTGATGTTCTTAGTTTAATACTACCGATATTATCAGCGACCCATTGAATACTTCTCTCGTCAAAGTTGGACTCTATATAAAACTCAGTTAGCTTACCAATATAGCCTGATAATACCTGCTCTCTTATTCTTGTAATAAAATCAACTTGTTCTGGTGTTAGCTCATGTTTCTTGATAAGAAACTCAGACTTTTTAAAGTTCTCAAATAGTTGTATATATCTCATAATTAAATAAAAGGATTATCAATTGGACCGTTATCATCAAATAATTCAAGCTTTACGCTGTCATCATAAGAAAATGCTTTAGATGCAGAAGTTTTATTGAAAATAATATTTCCATTTTCATCAGATACACGTATATCTCCACCTGGACCTGTATACCTATTAAGTATTCCTGATACCTCTACCCCTCTATAATAGAGATGACATTTTATCTCATGGTTTAATATCCTTCTCTTAAATTCCTTTTTAACTCTTATTAACTCAGGATCTCTTAGTCTCTCACGCTTTTCTGTGTTTCTTTCCCTATCAAGCTTCTTTTTCATACCCTCTGTTTCTAAGTATTTGGCATTAGGTACTCTTAATATTATCTCGTAGTATTGGTTTTCTGAATCATATTTTCCTATACACCACTCTTCATTATTACTTACGGGTATATTTGTCTTACAATGGATTTCATCATCTTTCTTTGATATAAAATTCCAATGATCAGAAGCTCTATAACTAGCACCTGGTTTATAATCATATGATGTTTTATCAGTTGAATAGAAAGAATTTGATAATGGTGATTTCATTATAATATGCCATTTCTTTAACTCCTCTATTATTTCTTCTGGTAAGTCATATTTATATAACTCATCCACTTCTACTTTTTTAGTAACTAGTCTATCTTTGTTTCTTTCAAACCAATCTCTATTTTTTTTACCCTCCATTATGAGGAAGCTATTCCAATTTAATATCATATCACTATATATAAAACTTTTCAGATTAGAAATCTTATAATACTAAGAATATAATAATATGAAAAAAGTTTTACTACAACACTGGGAAGAGTCTGAACGAGGTTGGGGTGTTAGACCTGATGGTGCATCATTGCATCTTAATGAAATATCACATAAGATTTATGTTGATAGCATTTACAAGAATAGAAGTGGTGATGCACCACACGAGTATGATAGAACAGTTGGTAATCCAATAACAATTGAGGTTAGCGACGGGTTATATGAACTATTGTCTGAGAATGGTAACTATCGACTAACACAGTATCAATTAAATAACTTACTTAAAGTAGAAGACTTAATAATTAAAACATATGCTTAACTTTCTAGCATCTATACTATTTATTTGGATGGAAATATATCACATAAGAAATAAAAATATTCTATATAGAAAGGTTGACTCTAGTAGTCTAAATGATATTGATATGAATATTGATAAGGCTATAATATTTTATATAGTTAGTATTCTATATCCATTTTGGATGGTATCTGGATTTATAAATCACAGAGGCTACCTATTCGGAACTCTAATATTACTGTCGGTTGGTAAGATATGTCTTCACTACTTTTCATCTAACCGTGATTACTATATAAAGTATTGTATTATAGCATCATATGTTCGTCTAGCTACTTTATTTGGTATACTTCTAACCTTTTGATAGATTTTTTTCTGTTACTATAATAAAGTCAAATCCTTTTCTTTCACAGTATTCTATCATATACTTCCATTTAGAAAGGTTTTTGTTCCACATCTTTAATGCGTATTCGAAATTCTTTAGCTGTTTTGCGGTTGGGTTAGATTGTAATTTTGGCTCAACCGTCTCGGTTGATGGCTTTACCTCCGCAATAACTCTTGATACACTACCATCATTTCGTCGTAGTTCATAATAAAAGTCTGGGTAATAATTATGTTGAGTTGTCTCAACATAATTTTTAGTATTATTATACTCTGTCTTTTCATATGGTATCTTCATCCACTCAGATGCCCACTGGGTTATATTATCATTTCTATCCAACCATATCATCATTTTATGTTCCAATCCTGATCTATAGAATACTCCTCCATATGTATTAGCCTTTATTAGTTTTTCTTTATTCTTTGGAACAAATAAACCTTGTTTATACTTACTGGGTTGTCCAGGTACACTATTTAACATAAATAAATTAAATTTTTAATATATATTAAAAATAATAATTACCATGGGAGAACTACTGGAAAGAATAAAACTATCAAACTTAGTACATGGTGATGGTATCGCTGATAACTTTAAGAATAACTCAATGTTTTTCTATGAGGCTTATTCTAAATCTGATGATAATATATTAAACATACCAAAGGGTAAAATGCAATTAGGCGGCTTTTACTTTCTACACTATTTAGATGATTCAAATTGGATGCAATATTCTCCGATATTTACGGTTGATGTGAAGAAGTTCTCAAATATGATTATATTAAGTGCTGTTAATTTCAACTTCATTCCACTGGAAATACGTGCAAGTATTTTTGATAAGTATATAACTGATAAAGACTTTGAGAAAGATAACTTATTATCTGTAAACTATGAAGGCGTATATAGAGAGTTGCTAAAATATGGATTTGAGTATGCTATTGTTGAATATAACCTAGCACAAATTAAGTATGTTCATAAGATTGCCATGAGTCAAATTCCAAGATTTTTATATTCACAACATCCTATTAATAAATATGACCCAAAGAAACTTTATGAAATATGGTTAGCTAAGATAGGTGATAAAGAAGAACGACATAAAGAAATGTCAAATTCATTGATAAGCGACTTCTTTACGGCATCTGATGACATCTTGGAAAACTATACCCAGCTTAAAAATCACATGAAACGATTACAAAAGAGTGTGGAAAAATATGGTTAAATGTAGAAAGGGACTTGTGTATATAATATATATAACTTATGAAAGCAAAAGAAGTAATGGAAAAATATCGAATAACGAGAAAGACTCTTTATAACTGGGTTAAGAAGGGTGTTATTGATGTTGAAAAGACACCTTCTGGTAGATATATCTACAAGGAGAAGAAAGAAAAAATAATTAATTAATATGGCATATGTATATAAACATATCAGATTAGATAAAAATGAGGTATTCTATATTGGCATTGGCTTAAAAGATACAAATAATTTTAAAAGAGCTTATGAAAAGAGTGGAAGAAATGACTTTTGGAAAAAAGTAATAAAATTAACAAAATATAAAGTAGAGATAATACATGAAAACCTTTCTTGGGATGAAGCATGTCGAAAAGAAATAGAATATATTAAACTTCATGGGAGAAGAAATTGTTCAACCGGGACATTAGTAAATCTTACAGATGGGGGTGAAGGAAGTAATGGCTATATAGTAAGTGATGAAGTTAAGTTAAGATTGCAAAAAATAAATAATTGTAAAAAAGTTTTACAATTTGATATGAATATGAATTTAGTAAATTCATATTTGTCATTGAAAGAAACTTCTAGAATAACCAAGTTCTCATTGGGTAATTTAAGTAAGGCATGTAATGGTGTATTAAATTATGCTTATGGATTTATATGGAGGTTTGAGTCTTCTAAATATATAGAAAATACAAGCAAAAAATCAATAAAACAAAAAAGGCGAGTTGCACAAATGGATAGTGAAGGTAATGTAATAAAAATATATGATTCTGTATCGCAAGCATCTACAGAATGTAATATACCAAGAACTTCCATATCTAATTGTTGTTTTGCCAACTTAAATGAATTAAAATATTCCGCTTATGATTCTAAGTGGAAATTCATTGATAAAATTAATTACATATAAAAATGAGTTCATATAATCCGAGCAATCAACAATCACAGATGAGTTTATCATCAACGGTAGAAAATAAAGGGCTATTTAGCCGAATGTTAAGGAATCTTAGTTCATGGGGTATGAAATATGATGACATGATTATGAGAAATACAATAGGTGTTGGTATTAATGAGGATCCATATTCACTTAAGGGTAACTCAATGTATGATTTTTTTAGTCAAAGAGCAGTAGCTCAGGTTCTAAATAAGAAGTCTATTCCATACTTAGATAGGGCTTACTCTGATAAGAGAAGAATACTAAGAGAGTATTCTATTAAAGATGAGATACGTGACTTCATATCAACTGTTGCAGATGAGAGTATAATCTATAATGATGACAGAGACTTTTGCTTTTTGAAGCCATTGTCTAATGACTATTCAAAGGATGTTACTGATAAGTATCAAGAATATTTTGAGAAGATTTATCATAAGTTTGGTTTCTCTGATGGTATCTCTGCGTGGAATATGATGAAGGATTTCTTAATTGATGGTTATGTTGCACTTGAAATTGTTTGGGATGATAAGAAGAAGGATATTATACACTTCAACAGACTAAGACCCGAGACATTAGTACCAGCATATGAGCCAACAATTGGTAATTTATGGATTCAATATCCAGAGGATCCACAATTGAGAAGAATATTTCTTGACTCCCAACTTGTATTTGTTTCATATTCAACACAAAATGATTATTCTGAGACATCATATATTGAGGGTCTTATTAAGCCTTATAATCAATTAAAGATTATCGAGCAAACAAGAATAATGTTTAACATTATTAATGCCACTGTCTATCAAAAGTTCACTATTCCTATTAAGGGTTTGCCTAGACAACGTGCCGAAGAACAAATAGGTCAGTTAATAGCCGATTATTCTGAAGAGGTAGAATGGGATGACTCATTGGGTACATTAACTATAAATGGTACTAAGCACTTGCCGTATAATAAGCAGATATGGTTCCCAGAGGGAGACGCTGGTACTCCAAATATGGAATTAGTATCACCAGAAGGACATAATCTTAATGAGAGTGATATGTTGACATGGTTCTATAATGGACTGAAGAGGGCATCAAAGATACCATTTTCGCGATTTGAGAAAGAGAACGGTGGTGGTAATGTATTTGCTGATGCGTCAGAAATGACTAGAGATGAAGTTAAGTTCTATAATTTTATAAATAGAATTAGATCTATTTTTAAAGAGCTTATTGTTAAGCCACTGAAGTTACAAATGTGTATTGAGTTTCCTGAATTAAAAGATGATGAAATATTTCTAAACCAAGTTGATATCAATTTTAACTCAAATCAAATTTTTGAAGAGTGGAAAAAACTAGCCAATATGGAGAAAAGATCTGGTATTCTATCATCACTACTTGGAATACAGGGTGCTGATGGTCAACCATACTTTCATATTGAGTATCTTATTGATAAAGTAATGAAGTTAACCCCCGAGGAAAAAGAGGAAAACAGAGCCTATTGGATAAAATCTAAAGGCGCTGGGAGTGCTACTGGTGCTGGTGGGGAAGCCGGTGAAATGGGTGGTGAGATGGGCGGTGAAATGGGTGAAATGGGTGCGCAGACCGGTGGTGAAATGGGTGCTCAAGGACCTGCACCTGCACAAGGCGCTCAAGGACCTGCACCTGCACAAGGCGCTCAAGGACCTGCACAAGGCGGAGGTGGGGAAACGCCACCCGCAGCCGATGGAGGAAACTCTGAGTTTGAGTTTTAATAAAAAAAAGACTGTATTTTTATACAGTCTTTTTTCTTTTATCTAATAGCTCCCTTGATTTAGATGGATTATCTACTCCGAATCTATCTAATGTAGTTTTTTGTATGCGCTTTTTTATCTCTTTGCTTTGTATTGGATATTCAACTCCGTGATTTAATTTAAGTGTCTTTTTTCGTTTTGATTCTGAGCACTTTCTACATTTATACTCACCCCATTTATTTCCATATTTGATGTAGTTTTTAAACATAACATCTTTAGTAGCACCACATCCGTCACACTCACATTTTATCATTTGATGACTACCTGATGAAAGTAATTCGATTGGTATAAGTAAATTATCACCTACTTCTATATCATATCCTAAATTAACATAGTAAGAGTGGTTATTTAAATTAATTTTTATCGATATTTCTCTGGTTAGTATCATATTTTTTATATGTTATAAGAAAATAAAGTTTCCTATTTTTTTCTAAAAAAACGAGGTATTTCTTTATCCATCACATTTTAGACGTATCCTAAATTACACAAGGGTTTCATCTCATCCATAAAAAACCCACCTTTGAAAAAAAGTAGAAAAAACAGGTATTTTTTTCCTTATATATAATATACAAAATAAATCTAATAAATGAAACCAGTATTAATTGTTGAAAACAATACAAGTCCACTTTCGATGAATGAGAGTTCATTAGGTGGAAAAAAGGATTACATATTAGGTGGTATATTCACTGAGTTTGGTGTTAAAAACCGTAACGAAAGAATCTATACTGCTGATAAATTTGTTCCTTGTTTAGATGAGCTTAATGAAAGAATCAATACTATGGGTGTAGTATATGGAGAATTTGACCACCCAGATGTTTTTGATACTTCATTATCAAGAGCTTCCCATCTTATTCAAAAGGCTTTCTTTGTAAAAGAAAGTAATAGGGTTGATGGTCAAATTAAATTATTAAATACTTATTGGGGTAAGGAAGCTAAATCACTAGTTGATGATGGTTGTCCTGTTTTCGTTTCATCTAGAGCTGCTGGTATAACCGAAGCTAATGGTACAGTTACATTGAAAAAGTTATTCACTTATGATATTGTTGCTGATCCTGGTTTTGCTTCTGCTAGAATGTCTTCTATAAATGAATCGTTGAACTACTCTACTAATACCAACTTTAGGATATATGAAATGTCCGACGAGTCAAAAATTAATGATCTATTTAAAATGAACAAAAACGACTTTGTTACCAAGGATCAATTAACTGACTATTCAAAGTATATAATCAACGAGATTGCATCTACTAAGAAAGAAGTTAAAACTGCTCTTAAAACAGGTAACTTAAACCCGCAAAAACTAGAACAACTTCTAGAGTATTATGAAGAGTTAAATAGCACAAATGAACAAGTTGTTAAATACTTAGACTATTTAGCAGAGAAAGTTCAGATTGTTGTTAATGAAAACAAATCTTTAAAATCTACTACTGAGAAGTTAGTTAGTCACAATGACTACTTAGCTGAAAATTTAGAAAAAGCTATTAACTATTCTGAATATTTAGCTGAAAACTTGGATAAGAATATTAACTATTCTGAATATTTAGCTGAAAACTTGGATAAGAACATTTCTTACTCTGAGTATGTTGCTGAAAATCTTGATAAGAATATTGCTTATTCTGAATACTTAGCTGAAAACTTAGATAAAAACATTGCTTATTCTGAGTACATCGCCGAAAACTTAGATAAAAACATTGCTTATTCTGAGTACATCGCTGAAAATCTTGATAAGAGTATTTCTTACGGTGAATACTTAGCTGAAAACTTAGATAACACAATTGCTTACTCTGAGTACTTAGCTGAACACGTTGAAGGAAATATCGCTTATTCAGAATATATCGCTGAACATCTTGATGATAACATCGCTTATTCAGAATATATCGCTGAAAACTTAGATAAAACAGTTTCATACGCTGGTATGATTTCTGAAAAATTAAATGGTGGTAAACTATTTGAAAATAAAAACGCTGCTATCCCAACTCTAGAAGATGCTGGATTTGAATTACTTCCAGAATTTGAAGAAGAATTCGATGAAGAAGAATTTGAAGAGGGAAGCGAATTCGGTGAAGAAGAAGGTGAATTAACACATGATGAGTTTTCTGAAGAAGGAACACATGAGTTCGATGATGAAATCACTAGCACCGAAGAATTCGACGAAACTGGACATGAATATGAAGAGTGCCCAACTTGTGATGATGAAACATCTCACGAAGATGAGTTAGGACATGAATTCGGACACGAAGAGTTCGTTGGAGGAGAATCAGACACAGAATTGTCAAAACAAATTAATAAATTAATAGAAGAAGCTAAAAAACGTAAAGTTTCTGAGTCTAACGACTTGCACTTCTTAAAGTTCTTAAATAAATCTCAAGTAGATGGTTATTATAACCTATCTAATGAAGATCAAGAGCAAGTAAAACTTTATATAAACGAAAAAAGTTATTTCACTAGTTCAGATGTTTTAAGACTTGTTACGGAAGCACTGTCAGTTACACATGAGTCTGCTGAAGACAAATTAATCAGATTGATGCCTGAAAACATTAAGCCAATCTGGAACCAAATCAATGAGAGTTCTAAAAAATCTATCTTGTCTCAAGCTAGATTATACCCAGACTTGAACACAGAATCAAAAGTTGAACATTTTTGGTTAACTAGAAATCTCAAGAAAAATGAGTCAGTAAATAAGAAACTGGTTTCTCACGTAAGTTTAATCCAAGAAGATAAACTTTCTGATAAAGAAGTTGGTGCAATTATGGAAAGATTCAAAAATCTTTAATCTGAATAGAAATATTTAGACGAAAAAAACATCTAAGAAAACTTAGAAAAAAAATTAAAAAAAAAATTATGTCAAACATTAGAATAGACAAACAAAAAGCTTACAAAAAATGGGCTCCTGTCTTAGAAAACATGGGTGTAATTAGCGACGACAGAATGGAATGGATGTCTGAATATGCTGAGTTTCACTCAATCAATGAAAATGCTTACCTTAATGCTGGTATCGCTGGTATGGGTCAAGTTTTAGCTCCTCAAGCTTCTACCTTAGCTGGTTCTACCTTAGGTACTAACTACTCAGGTAACGGTGGTCAAGTTGGTTCTGGAGATTTAGGTCAAAACCTATTACCAGTAGCTATGAAAATCGCTGCACAAACAATTGGTCTTGACTTGGTAGCTGTAAAGCCAACCCCAGGTCCAAAAATCGATTTATTATACATCGATTTCCAATACGACGATGTTTCTACTGATACTGGTAGACCTCAAGTATTTAAATTCACCACAGATAACTCAGGTAACAATGCGGCTATCGCACTTGGTCTTACCTCAGCTCTTGCTGCAGGTACTTACCAAACAACTGGTGGTTTACAAGGTGGTAGATTATGGCTTGGTATCACAGCTTCCTCAACATTCTACACTACAGATCCAACTGGTTCTACTAAGTTTCAATTCTTAGAGTTCCTAGGGTTCTCTCGTATTGATGGATCCCCAATGTTCAGAGCTTACAGACAAGCTAATGCAGTTGGTCAAACAAGCCTTTTTGGAGGTGCGCCTTATGCGTTCCAACAAGAACTTAACACATTCTTACCAACTAGCGCAATGACTGCTCAAATCACCAATATTGGTTCCGTTGCGGTTACTGGTACTCCAACAATCGAACTAGTTTCTGCACTTGAAGATCATATCCCTGGATTTGTAACTAATTTTGCAAACTCTGGTTCTGCTGGTTCTGGATCTTATCCAATGAGCCGTCTAGAAGATGACAACAGTTATGCTGGTGTTATTGGACCAAAAGTTTCTTCTAAATCTGTTGCCGTTGGTACTATTGAGGTATCTTCTGCTCTTAGAAGAACTGAAATTGAAGATATCAAAGCTAACACTGGTATGGATATCGTTCAAAAAATGGAATCTATACTTGTTAACGAATTGTCACAAACAATTTCTAAACAAATTATATCTAAAATCTTTGAATTAGGTGCTTTAAACCAAGCTAGTGCTCCTAAAAGAGGTGGTTCTTCAATCTTTGATTTGAACACTAACTATGCTTACACCAGTGCAGGTGCTCCAGGTGGTGAGACAACTCACGCTGTTCAAAGAAAGCTTATCACTAAGTTAGCACATGCTTCTAACTTTATCGCTACAGAAGGTCGTGTTGGACCAGCTCAATTTGCAGTTACCAACGGAGGTCTTGCAGCAGCTTTCATGGATATAGCTGGTTACACAATTAACCCAGTTAAATCTAAAATCAATGGTTCTGGACAATTATATCCAGTAGGACAAATCGGAGATATCACTATCTACGTTGACCCTTACATGAAATATAACGATAACAGAATCGTATTGGGTAGAAAGAACAATCCTGATCAACCAGGTGTAATATTTGTTCCTTATTTAATGGCTCAATCAATTAGCCTATTATCTGAAGCAACATTTGCACCAAGATTACTTCTACGTTCTCGTTACGCGGTAACCGAAGTAGGTTGGTATCCACAAAAACAGTATATGCAACTTACCGTTACAGATGCTGCTGGATTACTTAACTAATCTTAAACAGATAAAACTAAACCCTCTCAAATTGAGAGGGTTTTTTATTGCCTAAATAAGTAACGAGGAGCAGACGTTTCTTTAATATATATTAAATGATAATAGAAAGATTTGAGAAAATAGAGAAAATATTGAATGGCTCATCTACTAGACTAAGAGAGTCATTTTTTATAAAAAATTATATTGAGTTGTATAATGAAATTAGTTCAGTAGAGCTTGATATTACATTTAAGGAGAAATTATGGTATTGGGTAAATGGTATATCAACTCAATATACATGTAAATGTGGAAATACTACCACATTTAACAAGAATTGGTTAGATGGTTATAGGAAGTATTGTTCTACAAAGTGTTCACAGCTGGATATATCAACTAATGAAAAAAGGAAAATTACTAATCTAGAGCGATATGGGGTTGATAATGTTGCTAAGTCTGATACAGTAAAAAGTAAAAAAGCTAATACTAATATTGAAAAGTATGGCTGTATTTCATCATTTCAGAATGAAAAAGTAAGGGAAAAATGGAGAAATAATCTAATAGATAAATATAATGTTGAACACATATTTCAACTGGATTCTGTTAAGGAGAGTATTAGAGATAAAAGGAGTAAACGAACAAGTACTAAAAAAATCAATAGTGAAATAAAAAAACCGCATCATACAAAGAGTGATGATTTTAAATTAAATACAAAAAAGGCTAATAATATAAAATATGGTGTTGACTGGTATATACAAAGTGATGAATTTAAGGAAAAGAGTAAGAGTAATTCTTTGAAAAAGTATGGAGTTGATCATTATTCAAAGACAGAGGAATTTAAGGAAAAGTTAAAATCAACAAGTTTAGAAAGATATGGTGTTGATAATTACTCAAAAACTGATGAGTGTAAGGAGAAGATAATCAAGATAAATTTAATAAAATATGGGGTTGATAACATATCCAAAAATGAAGAGTTTAGATATATGAACTTTGATAATTCAAAAAGTGAATTTTATATTAAATATATTGGAAACTCAATAAGTCAATATAGATGTGATATGGGAAAGGATCATTTTTTTGAAATAGATATAGACAATTATATAAAAAGAAAAGATAGTATAATTTGTACTATTTGTAATCCAATTGGTGATCATGTATCTATAGCAGAAAGTAAATTATATGACTATATAAAATCAATATATGCTGGTGAGATAATATGTGGGTATATGAATGAGTTTGAGATTGATATTTATCTACCCGAATTAAAATTGGGATTTGAATTCAACGGATTATACTGGCATTCTGATTTGTATAAGAAGAAGGATTATCATATAAATAAAACAAATCATTTTAAGAATAAGGATATTCGTATTATTCATATATGGGAGGATGATTGGTTGTATAAGCAAGAAATTATTAAAAGTCAGATAAGTAGTTTATTTAGTATTAATAAAAAAATATTTGCTCGTAAATGTTTTGTTAGTTCAGTTAGTGTCGAAGATGCTAGGAAATTCTTGGATGATAATCATATTCAGGGATTTGTGAATAGCTCAGTGAAGATAGGGTTATATCAAGATAATAAATTGGTCAGTATTATGACGTTTGATAAATTTGAAGGCAGAAAAAGGATGATGAATAATGAATGGAATCTAAATAGGTTTTGTACTCTATTAAATACTACTGTTATTGGTGGGGCTTCTAAACTATTAAGTTACTTTATTGATACTAATAAAGTAACTCGTATTATTAGCTATGCTGATATTGATTGGTCAATTGGTAATATGTATTATAAATTAGGCTTCAATAACACATTTGAAAGTGGTCCAGATTATAAATATGTAATTAATGGTAGAAGGGTGCATAAGTCTGGTTATAAGAAATCAAGATTAAATACTGAGCTTACCGAATCAATGGAAATGAAAAGGAGAAATATTTACAGAATATACGACTGTGGAAAAATTAAGTTTGAAAAGTTATTTTAATTTATAAATATCAAAAAAAACATAAAAAAAGTCACCTTATAATTTTAAGGTGACTTTTTTTGTTAGGTAAATTTCTATTTTATCAAATCCTTTACGATTGCATACTGTTTATCACTTAGAATTTTAAATGATTTAGTGTCAACTTCAACCTTCTCTAAGAATTTATTAGTTTTAAGCTGTTTTTTTAATGATAATACAAAGGTATTATCACCATCATAAGAACGTATTTTCTTATTTAATTCTATTTTTTCATTTATTTCCATTTTGCTAATATAATGATATTTTTTAAATTAAAAAATTAAATAGCCAACTCTAAAGGAGATACTATTTTCCTAATATCTTCAGTCCCGGTTATCTCAAAGTCATCTATCGTGAATTCATAGAAGTTTTTATTTGACTTTAGTGATATTGATGGTTGTTTATATAAGGATTCTCTATCGGCTAACTCCTGAGCCGCATTTCTATGCCTATCATAGATATGTAAGTTCTGTACAAAGTGTGCAAATACTCCTACCTTATATCCTAAGTGAGATGCAAACATCATCATTAAGGCAACATATTGAATCTTGTTTATATACCCTGCCATTATGTAATCGTTAGATCTCTGAAATAGCGACATATCTAAATACATATCTTCACCAACTTTTCTTACTGACCAAATTGTTTCATAAGCACATGGATACAATCCTTTTGCTTCGGATAAGTCTGACTCCTGATATAATGAGATAATGTGTCTTCTTGAAAATGGATCATTTTTAAGTGAATTGAGTACATTATCAACTAGATTATATTTCTTTACGGTGTATCCATATCTATGACCTATAGTTCCATCACCAATATCCCATTCATCCCACCAATTAACTCCTAAATCGTGTGCATCTGATAGTAAGTTTGATTGCTTCTGATATATCCATAATATCTCCTTGATGCCAGTCTTTATTGCAGTATTTCTGAGTGTTGGAATTGGAAACTCCCCTTTTGATATATCATACTTTTCAAACACTTGTGTTATGAATCTTGTGTATGCTGGTGTACCATCCTTATACTTAGGACGTGGATTCTCATCTAATGACCAGTTACATTCTACTTCTGTATTTAGTTCTCTAAGATTCCTTATGTAATAATGATCAGCTTTACTTAGTATCTTTTCAACCGTATCTTTATATCTTGGTATATCATATGAATCACATACGTCATGATAATGCTCATCTGGTAGTTCACCTACTCCAAAATCAAATACATCAAACTTCTTGTGTTCTGAGGCTAGTTTTATTCTTTCTTCTAGTGATAATTCTTTCATATGATTTATATAAAATAAAAATTATTAGTTTTTTATTTTTTCCACTTTGTATCATACCAAAATGTCCTCCCATTTGAGTCTTTAATTGACTCACCTTTTTGATAAAATACCCAGTCACTAAAGCTTTGTGAGTCAGTATCAAATGGGTTTTTCCAGTCTCTCAATTGCCCACCATTTAGTGAGTATGATTTTAGTGGCACATCTCTACATAAGTCTAAAATCTTTGGATGATTTTGTATAATATCTCTCGCTGATTGAAATGGATTAACATCTAGGTAATAGAGTATTGTGCTTCTAATATAGTTGCCGATTCCGTTGAAATATTTCTGATTTAATAGTGTTTCGTAGATAGGATGGTTGAAGTCTTTCTTGTCTAAGTTTTGAAGTATATTAGACTTGAATTTATCAAACTCTTTAATAGGATCAGGTCCTCTCTTTATACCACCAAACATTTCACCAATTTTATACTTTGGACCCATATATCCACCATACAGTAATAAGGAGTGCCCGGTATCATCATCCATACGCAATCTAACAAATTTAGTCTTATTCCATTCATTTGTATGAACATACTTCCAATTTCCACTCATACCCATAAAAACATATATTGGAGTTATTATAGCTTCTTTTAGATATACAATCAATTCCTTACCGTTTGATTCGGAGCTAACTTCAAATATTGAATCAATTTGCTGATTTGGTATATTACCCTTCTCTACATTGAATAATTTATTGAATTTCTTTGACTCACTGTTCTGGTTAATGTATTCAGACATTATTCGGACTTCTACTATCTCAGGCATAAAAAAAGTTTTATAACACTTATATGTTATAAAACTTTTTTGTTTAGAACTCTAATAGAGTGTCTAGGTTATATTCTCTTAGTGTGTACTTTCTGACAACTGCCTCAACCGCAGTATGTTTTATTTTAGTTATCTTAACTACTTTATAGACAAGGTAACCTCCTTTTGTAACATAACCAGGTAATCTACCCGGAGAACTTGTCTTAAAAACTCTATCACCATTATTTATGAAGTTTCTTAGCGTAGATACCTCTTTAAAATCAATCTTTACCTTCTGATCCTCATCACTATTTAGTGTAGTATAAGGCATTGTTGATTCTAGCCAGTATAAATTTGCGTCTTTCATATTAATTTGTCTAATTTCTTATCTCTTATTAAAGACTTTAAATTTCTATCTTCAATAGATATACTATGATTCTTGAACAATATTTTTGTATTAAACGTATCTTTTACTACACACTCAATACATAATTCTACTACAACTGTGCCCAGTGCCGATGAGCCATTTAAAAACCTAATATCCAGTGGTGAATCTATATATTTTATATAGTGTTGCTTACACTTGAGTTTATCAATTTCTTCATCATCATATGAGTCCCTGAAATCATCAATGCTTACAAACTTTGTTACATACTCTCGTAATAGAGCGTTATTAACTTCTGAGTAGTTTGGAATTGAGGACTTATAATGCTCATTAGATGGTATCCTCAACTTTGGAATTGTGGATACCGGCTTAGTACGTGTCACTCGTTGCTTATTAAGCAGCAAATCAAAAATTGGGCGAAATCCTTTAATAACTGTTTGTATAAATTTCATATTCGTTTAATTCTTTTCTTGGTTCATTACCTAATAATTCAAATCTTTTGCAACAATCTAAGATATACTGAGAGTGATAAGCAAACTTTGGGTTAGTTAGCCCAATTGTTAAGTGTAAAGGAAGGAATGGATCCCTACTCAAACCTAATGCTGTTCTTATATCCTGTGCTTCTGGACACCAAACTCTTAACCACCAGTGACTACCATTTGACTTTGGTAAATTCTCATAGTAAAATGTGATTTCTTTTTTATTAAAATAGTTACTTGCTTCCATAAACAAACCCCTATTCATTTTATCGTTTATGATAGTTATGTGTGTTCCTCTTAATGGTGGATTTAACTTTAGATTAAATCTTGTCTTTAAGAACCAGGCATAGTAATTCGATGTATCACAATTTGTTCTAATCATTGCGGTACATTTCCATGTAGATTGCTCCAAGTGTTTCTTGGAGACATCTGCTGGGGTGAAGTCTAATATGCCTTTTACTTTAAATAACATAGCGCAAATATACAAATTAATTAGGTAAATTCAAAAAATTTATATATAACAATATGTTAACAAAACTAGAATTAAGTCAGATTAAAGAGAAATTCATCGTGGATTATGCAAAGAAAAAAGGCTGGAACCCAAATAATTTGAGCCCCAGCCAATTGATTGAAATTATTAATGATAGTAACTATCTTAACTTACATACCGGCTAAACAGGTTGGTATGCTATCCAGTGTATATCTAAGGTGAGCAACTGGAATAACATCAAAGTTATTCACAAAAGCCATTAGGTCACTTCTATTACCCACATATTCATTTATGGTTTCACCTTTTTCTAAGCACCAACAAGAGGTGCCGTCCCAAGTTATCTTTTCTATAACTCTACCTTGCTTATTTAAAGCTTCGGTTATTAACCTCTTTTCGGTTTCTATCCACTCTTTAGATATATAAGCCTTTGTTCTAATACTATCTCTTATAACAAAGGAGTAGTTTTCATCACTGAAATGAAGTCCTAAGTCTCCCTTTTCTCTTACTGGTTCATCTTCTAAATCATCCCAGTCCCAGCAGTCCCAACCACCTCCGTGGAATGGGCTCCATGCGGTTGCCGGGTCTCTCTCAACAGGTAATGATTCCCAGTCTACCTTAACAACAGCATTACACAATTGGTATAGATATTCTATATCTTGTGCTTCCTTATGTGTGTGTTCGTTATAATAACCAACTGATATATTTGTACACTCTGGAATAAAAGTCATGAATTGTGCGGAGTCAGTCAATACTCCAGTATCATCTGGGCGCATATTCAATCCACTCTTATTTAACTCTTTGCATAAAGAGAGAGCAAATTCATCAGAACAACAGTTGCCATAGAATTGATCTGTAATAACTGATGTAGTTCCTCGCCTATCAAAGGAAACTACCTTCTTGATATTTTTTAATTCATCAATGTGATATATTTCCTTTTCCATATCTGATGCTAAATCAGATGAACCAACACAACCTACTTCTTCACCGATGAAGAAATAATATAATCCAGGAACTTTCTTCTCAATCATAAATAAAGCAACAACTACACCAGCTTTATCATCTGCGCCTAATATAGTTGTACCATCACTCATAATATATCTACCATTAGCTTTAAGAACATAGCCAGCAGATAAATCACAAGGTTTGTCGTGAAAAGTGTGTCTAACGGGTCCAAATTCTTTATTTGCTGTATCAAGATGACAAGCAAACATTGTGGAATAGTTATCACCTACTGATAGGTAATAATTGCCGTATTTATCTTGCTTATATCCTTCAGGTAGCATATTTTCTAAGTATGCCTCAGTACCGTATGGATATGTGTACTTTGTAAGTTGTAAAAACTTTCTTTTAATTCGCATTTAATATTTTTTACTTATTTATACAAATATACAACTATTAATCCACATTAACAAAAACAAACGAAATATAATGTGATATAACTAAAAAATAACATTTATAATGAGGGTTTCATATATTATTAGCTATCGACACACACCAGAAAGAATCTTAAATCTAAGAAGAGTCTTAGATTGGCTAAGAGGATTTAATAATATAGATGTAATTGTGGTTGAACAAGATACACATTCAAAGATATCTCATTTAAGTTTAAATGCTAAACATATATTTATCAAGTCAGATAATGCGGTTTATAATAAGTCTTGGGCTTTTAATGTTGCTTTAAAGAGACAGAATAATCATGTTGTTGTATTTGCTGATTCTGATATTGTAATGGATCCAAACGAACTTTTTGCATCAATTAGTGAATTGAATAATTATGATGTTGTTTCTCCAAGTAAATCAGTTATCAACTTGTCACCTGCTGATATAAACTATCCAATAGATGCACTTAAAACACTTAACCGACCAACTCAAGATACAAATATCTGTGGTGGTATTGTGATATTCAAACCAGATGCAATATTTAAAATTGGTGGATGGTCAGAAGCATTTGAAATAATTGGTAATTCTGTTAAGTTTCAAGATTTTAAATTAAAATTAATGGGTATTAACTACACTGAGTTAGATTACAGATGTTACCACTATGCCCATCAGAAATTAGATTTTAGTGAGAATCAAAAAAACAGAGATGCCTCTGTTTTAGAACAATTAACGGGTTTAGATGTGAATAAGTTACAATTCCATATTAGTTCTACTGTTGGTAAAATTGGCGCATTGAATAAATATTAATTTATTAATGCGTTAATTCTTTCATTTCTTAAATAAGATTTATAATCCATTTCTTCTGTGATAAAGTATTCACTCATCTCTACTTCGGTAAAGAAGTAGTCTATCTGAGGCTTCTGTCTATCATCTATAACACAGTATCCATGTCCGGTTTTACCTTTTACATTTGGATGAAAATTATATTCCAGATTGCCGCGACCGCATATTCTATAATGTCCATTGATTTTCAATGTCTCATATTCCTTAATGCAAACACAGTTACTACCCATGTCAAATTCGTCCATAAAATTTATTTGAAGTGCAAATATACGAATTTTTAACTTATACAAGTTCTTAATTTACCGTATCTCATAAGAAGCTTATACATCTTATCATACTCAGTATCTATATCAGCTATTTGTTTCTCCACCCATTTCTCATTATTTAGGAACTCAACTATCATTCCTTTTCTAAGTTCTGATTTATTAGACAGAAACTTATATCTTCTTTGTTCTATGAATGAAAAAGATAATCCATTATATACATATGTTGTATCACTTTCATTTAACTCATAGATAACTGGCTTTACTAATTTCTCGGACCCATCATATGATATTTTCTTTGGAAGACTCTCATTCTTATATTTAACTATAAGAGAGTCTTGATATAACTCATCAAGAAGATAAATGGCATCCTTTCGTAAAGCATTATTCTCATCATTACTTATTGCTATGAATGAGTTACCATGTGTACCGTTTCGATATCCAGTGATAGGTATAACTGTGTAGTCTTTTGAGTATAGTATTGAGCATGCCTTATCACATGAGACTTTATTTTCCTTTATGGAATTTGACTTTTTCTCAGGTGAGATTATTAAATATGATATATTACGATCTTCTAAATTAAACATCGAAGTATATATTAAAAAACTAAATGTCGAATTCCTCATTTAACTTAGAAAATAGGGAAGACTGCATAATTAATATATAGTATTATGAGAAAAGAATGTTCTAGATGTAGTGATATTAAAGAATTAGAGTACTTTCATATAGCTATTCGAGGTAAATTAGGAAGATGTTCAATTTGTAAAGAATGTCGGAAAATCGATGGGTTAAACAACCGTTTGAAAAACAAGGATAGTATAAAGGAATATAAAAAAACATATTATGAGAAAAATAAAAAAGAAATCTCCGATAAGAAAAAGGATAAAAAGGCATGGAAGCTTTATTATCTAAATAATAAGGAAAAAGTAAGTGTTGCAAATAAGAAATATAGAACTCTAAATAAAGATATTATAAATGAAAAAAGTAATTATTATAGAAAGTGTAGAAGAAATGATGATATATTATATAGAATAATTACTAGTATTAGGAGTTCAATTGGATGTAGTTTAAGATATAATGGTTATTCGAAAAAGTCGAAATCTTATGAGATTCTAGGTTGTACCTATGAGGAATTTAGTGAGTATTTAGAATCCAAATTTGAGGAGTGGATGTGTTGGGATAATTATGGTAAATATAATGGTGAATTAAACTATGGGTGGGATATGGATCATATTAAGCCAATATCCTCTGCTAATTCGGAGGAAGAAATTTTAAAATTAAATCACTTTACTAATTTCCAGCCACTTTGTAGTAAAGTAAATAGAGATATTAAAAAAAATAAAATTCTTCCTTAATTTTTTTGTCAAAAATTACCTCAATAATTTCCCTATATTGAATAGGGACTATTATACTATCATGTATTGTAATTACTTTTATCTCTGGATATAAATCCATTATAGTTTTAACTACTTGTTTGAAAATAAAGTTAGATTCTGACCTTTGTAGGTAATGTGATAAAGATCGGTAGTCACCCATTTCTATTTTATAGAGTCTAATAAAGTTATAAATAGTTGGAAATAACTTTAAAAAATTATCACTATCCTTATTTTTATAATTTTTTCCAAAAAATACCTTATATACCATTTCCTTAGCTAGCTTCTTTTCACTGTAGATAGGAAATCTATCCATTATATATTTATAAAAATTACCATTTAGTGTCAGTGTTTTAAATAAATCAAATTCTTTTCTATCTACAATATGAATGTCATTTTCATATATTAACTTACATAGAAATAAAGGCTGAGAATTTGATATGTCTTTCTCAAAGGTTTCTTTACCATCTATTAAAAGACAATTCTTTCTGATGAATGACTTAAGTATTGTAAAATTTGTATGTAATCTACCATAGTCACAAAAGTGATAAAAGATATGACTATCATTTATACATTCAACACTATATTTATTTTTATTGTAGATATCATTATCTTGACTCGTATTATCTAAATAAAATATAGATTTGGAAATATCAATATCAACATGAAATAAGTCATTTATTAGCTTCTTTCTAATATTTGTGTCTATATTATTTGTTTGATTATTATCAATATTACATATAGCTGCTCTATACTTCTTTAATAAAACTCTATCTGCATTCTTATAACGATTGATATTACCATTTATTATATGTTTGTTTATAGAGTAAACCCGTGCATTCTTGCCTTTCTGGTGATTTCGAACAAGGCTTATTATGTCGTTATCAACTAAATATGATATATAGTAATTATACTTATCACCATATTTTTCTTTAAGAATTATCGATGATAAGTTGAAATTATTATCTTTCTTGAAGTAATATTTTAAGAGTAGATTATGTATTATATCTATAATATATGCTGTTTTAATTCTAGCATTTTTATATTGTATATATGTTTCTGTTGAGATAGGCTCCAATGCTTCTGGTAGAAACTGTAAGCTATACTTTTTCTTC